GAATGCTTTTGGTTTTCTTAAAAACCCCTCCGGCGATCAGGGCTTTTCCTGCGAAATCAGCAAACTCGACAGTAGCTATAGCGGCATCATCCACGCCTTCCTCTTCCATCTTGGCGATGAATTTTTCGGTAGGTATTGCTTTATCAAGAGCACCAAAAGCTATGACGCCTGCGGCTGTACCTATAGGATTTACAATGGCACTAGCGATTACCCCTGGAAGCATTAAAGCTTGTAGGACTTCTCTTTCCTCTGGCTCTGACTCGATACCGATGACGTCTGTTGATCGGCGCAAAATGTCGTAGTTTTTATTTACCTCATTCAATGGTAAACCTGTTACTTCCGAAAGAGCATAGATGTTGGCGGCGCGGGCAATGTGCTTTTCATCATCCCTGAAAAAAGTTTTTACTCTGTCTAAAATACCTCTCTCTGGAGCTTGCCTAATTTCTGGGATAACTTCCCCCTCACTTAAAAAACCTTGTGGAAGATTAGGATCGACTGTCTTGGCCTCTAAATTCATAACATCCTCGTCTACGAAACCGGCTGGAAGTGGCATTATTTAATTTCCTTCCCGGTTTTTTCGTCGTACCAAGTGGCTCCGCCATCATCCGAATAAGCCCTTTGTCTTGTATCAGGGTTCACGGCGTACTGACGATCTGGTTTCTTGATATTCTCGGCCATTTGGATATCAATTTCATCGTCAATAATGTTTTTCATGAGAACGTAGCCATCTTGTCCTTGAGAAATACCGTCAATCAGTTTTCGGTACATCCTAGCTTTGATTTCAGGCTTTTTTTCTGCGTATTCGTCAGACCAAAAGCTGAGATGTTCTAGCCAGTTTTTCGGCTGTGTTTTGGATAATACACCCTGAGCTAGTTCTTCAAATCTCTGCTTCATAACCTCATTACGATCTTTGTTCCAAAGAATCCTTTGTACGTCCGATTTATCTAACAGACCTTTAGAATGAGCTTGCATTGCATCTGACATAAGTGTAAGAATTTCTTCAGTTGTAGCCTTATCACCTTTGCTAAGTAAATCAGCGTCTCTTTTTTGAAAATCTATATACGCCACATCCTGACTCAATTTATCAGGCTTCGGGTCATTTATTTTATGAATCATGCTCTCCGCAAACTTTGCGTCCACCTTGCCTTCTTTCATGGCTTGTTTAATCTCAATCTCAGAAGGAGGACTACCATTTAAATACGCACCAAGCATATCGTTTTCATTGATGGCTTGGATTTTTTTTGATTCTGAGGCGTAAATATTCTTTGCTTTTTCTAGCTCTGCAATATCGAATTGATAGTCGTTCTTAGAAATTTTATTTTGTGTTTCTGATGGATTCGAGTTTAGATCACTCAAGAAAGAATTATATTTTGCTTGTTTGATGTATTTTCTTTCAAGTTCATAAGCGTTTTTATCGCCGAAAATAGAATCTCCGTATTCCCGCATGACTAAACTTATTTTTTCTGCATCTCCTTTTGAGGCGGCTAGATCAAGGCGTCTCATTACAGCCGTTTGTGTATTTGCGATCTGATTTTTTTTCCAAAGATTTTTTAATTGAATCTTGGCTATCTCGGCGTCTTTTTTGGATTCAATCATCGCCAAGGCTTCAACGCCTTTGTCTGAAAAACCGTCGCCTTTAACTTTTATCGCCTCATCAATTTCACGGTATGCCTTATTCAGAGCATCCGGGGTACTGAAATTTGGATCATCTTGGTATTTTGAAACGGCTTGTGCGACCGCAATTTCTCTATTCGATTCGTAAGTGGCCTTCTGCATCCTTGAGACGCTCTCATTCCACTTAACACCAATTTCCTGCACGGTTTTCCCAACGTTCGCCCCGGCCTCGGCGATAACCTCCCCGGTCCTGTCTTCCGGAGCAAGGAAAGACGGCTGTTGAGAATTTATTTGACCCTTTGAACTGTACCTAGGAAATTCTGGCATTAGAGTTTCCCAGCTCTTTTCGGTAAATAATTCATCATCGCCATATTCGCCCCCGTGTTCAAAATCGTTGAGAAGGCCCCTGTATACCCTTGAAACCTCGCAAGCCGAGACTGAATAGCCCCTGAACGCCTGTAATAGCCCGCACCGGAAAGGGCATAGTTTCTATCGATCTCAAGGTTGTAATCGGCTATCGCCTTATCAAAAAGCATCTGGCTTTCCGTATCTGCCAAGATGGCGGCTGGGGATCCTGAGAGCAAAAGCCCCTTGCCGGCCGTCCTTGCGATTATGGATCCGCGGGCCCGGGCTGCCTCTCTGGCAAACTGGACATCCTGGATTTTCTTCTTTTCCTGGATAATAGCCGCCTGCTGGTCATAGACCTGGGCGTTAAACTCGGCCTGTTGTTTGATGGCCTTGGCCTGTTGCTGGGCACCCATTATTTGACTGGTCGCGGAGAAAGCTCCACCAGCTAGGAGAAGCGCAGATGCCGTCGTTAACGCCATTTATTCCTCACTTCTCATTTGTGTCCAATGCCCCCATGATGCTCAAAATCTCAAGAGGAAGCGGATTGGAGTTTTTGATATAAATCTTTGCACCGCGGAAATACCCCCCTCGCATAGCAAGCGTGCCTATCGTCGGAATGATGCCCGTATAAAGAGTCGTTATTGTTGGCGTGAAAGCTAAATTGATGTCGTCCAGATTTCCAGAATCCGGGCCGTATTTAAAATTCTGTGTGGAGCGATTAACTTTAAAGGCGATGTCACTGAACCTTTGCCATTTTCCTTGGGCCGTTCCCCTTTGAGCGGCAGCCTCCTTTGGAAGCGTTTGAATAATCTGGTCGTAAGAAAGCCCGACGTGAATAACAAAGGCTGTCGTCGTCAAAGTTACGGTACCTGAGGCCACGGTTCTTGTAAGTGAATCCACGAGGCCGTCTGCCAGTATCCCAACGGTTTTCGCCTCAAGATGATCAATTCTGTATACACTTCGTACCGACATGCCCCAAAGACCACCTACGTAGGAAAGAGCGTTAAAAGTCGTTGTGATGCTTAGAGTGATGCTTGTCGTTGAGGATGTGGCCGTTATTGTGCCTTCACCGACGGTTGTTCCAGCCGCGTTAATCGCCCTAATTTTTCTGTTTACATGCGCATTGATAAAATAGGCGCTTGAAGAAGTAAGCGTGACAGACCCGGACGAAGCGGAGAGCGAAATGGTTACAGCAGACGTGCTTGTCGCCTCATAGGCGTCGAAGCTGAGTGCCGAATGAAGATACAAACATTTATCTTGTCTTGCCGGCACTTCAATATTCTCGAAATATTCGATATATTTTCTCTGAGTACCATTGACCCATCGCTCGACGATTACCCATGCTTCGTCATAATTTGCCGATTGAGACGGAATGACTGCTATTGAGGTATAAGTCCCGCTCGTCGTGTGTGTAGCCCAGGCCGTTACCTCTTGATCGACCTCTCTTGTCATCGTGGCAAGGGTCCCGCTTGTAAGGACGCAATAGACGATGCTCTCCGGGTTTTGCTGAACGTCCATGTCCATGATGCCGTCGCCAAGAATATGTGGCGCAAGAATTGTCCTGTCTACCGCCTTGTAGGTATTCAGATCAAAAAAGTAAAACATTTCCCTCAGTTTTTTAGCGAATCTCTGAAGGTAATAAACAAAATGGCCTATTCTTCGTGGCATGATAGAGGCGGATCCGTATCCTACCTCCTCACTTACGTGGGCATTATCCGGGGTTATCGCGACGTCGTCACCGCCTGAGCTTGTGACAAATACGCCACCAAACGTGCCGGCCAATAAATTATTCGCCGAAGCAAGCCATTGAATCTCATTGGATTCTGTGGAACTCAACGGAAGATTCAAGGAGTCATCATCAGCTTCTGTATCGAGCGCGTAGTCTTCGTATTTAAAAATCTTTGATGCCCATTCTTTTTGCGGCTCATAATTGGTTCTGGCAAACCAGAGACGAAAATCATGTAAAGTAACCCTAGCTGGGTATCCTCTGACGGCGCTCCATGCTCCCTCAGCCCAGGTTGAAGTTGAGGTAGATATATCAACATTCAAATTCTTTATGACGGTACCTGTGGCTGTATAGCTGTTGATAACGTTGGTGATCTTGACATAGGCCACTTCCCTAAGCCCGGTGGTCGCGTTTGTTTCGGCTGTCAAAGGCCCTATAGAAAAATAAGCATTGTGGTGTCCAAGCGTACTGCCTGACAGCGTGAAAACATTTTTACCTGTTGCAGCTGTAATATTTATCGTCCCTTGCGTAGCGGATACAAAAAGAGTCGTTGACGTGTCCGTGTTTGAGTCAAGGAATGGGCCTCCGATATAAGAGAGATTTGAAATTGCCCATTCGTTCGCTGATGTCCTGATTAATTTTTGAGGCGGGTGACTTGGATGAGCAAGCCATATAATGTCGTTCAGTTGGACGTAGTGAACGTCGAAAACCTCATTTTGCGTAAATACGGTTGTAAGTTGATAAGCGGCCGTGCTGTATAAAGAAGCGATTTGAGTTGCGGTCAGTTCCGAATGAATAAATGCTATATTGTCTACTTTATTTTTCCAGTTTTTGGCTCCTGCGGCCGATGTTGCCCCTATCCTGAAAAGAGAAGTGGTATCACTCATCCTTACGAAACTTGTGTCAGGAGTAAAAGTCAGATTTTTTGAAACTCCGTCGATATAAATTTTGCAATGACCGGATGCGGTGCCGTCACCCTTAAATACAACTGCGAAGAGATGCCATCCTGTTGTGATTTCATCGTTTGCTTGCCATGTATTTGAAGCGCTTGTCTGATGTGGTTCGCTAGGAACACTGAAGTTACTTGTCCAAACAGCGCTTCCTTTTACAATGCGAATCTCATCCATCCAGCCATCGAAGTCACTTAAACCCCCAAAATGTGACCCGATCCTAATGCCCTGGCTTGTTTGTACGTCGTTGCTATTTGCAGTAGTCCCTATCTGCGTCCCGTTGATGAATGCATAGATGGTTCCTGATGAGCGCACATAGGCGACGTGATACCAATTATTGATAACGGGCGTCCAGCTGTAAGTGATCACGCTTCCAGCGACGTAAGTATAAAGCTGATTGGCTGTGTACGTGATGGCAACGCCGGCAGCGGTTCCACCGATATCGATCATAGTAGGTTGGGTAGGATTTAGAGTGTTGAACCTAACCCAAAAATCAATCGTGAAATCGCCTGTTCCAAAATCCCAATCTGCATGGTCGGGTATCGAAAGGTAGTCTCCGGTTCCATCGCATAGAAGCGACCCAGTTCCAAATTCTTTTTGATCCGTGTCGACCTGAGCATTCCCATTGGCCGTTATAGTATGTCCTGATGCAGACGAATCCGTAAAAGATGTTGATCCATCCGCTCCATCTGCGTGAATGAGGAGTTTAGTATCGGCTGTTCCTGAACTCACGATAAATGAAAGTTGGTCTGATGAATTAATAGAAAACTCATATTCGCCGGATTTTGAGACTATCGCTTGGGTTGATCCATTATTTGAATAATACGCCCATCCGACGATGGTCATTGGTTGGGAGGCGGCTGTCCTCGTGAAATTTGCATGATCAGTTACCGAGACATGATATATCCCATTAAGTTGAAATCCGGTGCTGACAATCGCCGTCGTGCTCAGTGATTGAGTGATCGTCGAAGTGCTGCCGTTATGTGTAGTTTGGGCGTCAAGGACAGTCGTTGAATTGGTATTGTCATTGCACTTCCAATGTGCTTTTACATTAGAGCCGAAAGCCGATAAGTCCTCAGTCCCGGATGGAGTTATAACTTGGCCTCTATTTGTATAAAACCTCATATAAAGGTCGCCCATTTCAATCACGTAAGCATCGGAACGATTGAAGACGAATTTTATAAGACGAGTCCTAAGGGTGGAATCGCTGGCGGTTGCGACGTAACGAGTCCCTGGCATAGATATTGCCGGGCCATAGGAACGTGGGAGCATGTTTTGAACGATCTCACAGGCATTTGCGTATTGCGCGATATCCGTTCTGCCGTAAAGCGACGGCCCAAATTCACCGCCGCTAAAACTCGTTTGTATTACATCTACTTTCATTTAACCAATCCCCATGAGCATCATCTTTGGAACACCCACGATAGGAATCGGCGGGCCACCTCCAGCTAGCCAAGAACCATTATTAAAAGTGCCGTTCGCGACTTGCTGGGTATCATCAATCGTCGTGCCTGATCCTTCGTTGCATTTGAAATAATGTTGGAGATTAGCCGCGGAAGCGTAATTTCCTGAATTTGCCGTAGGATAAAGCACGGTTCCTGAATTGTATAATGCCGTGACTTCCGAAGAAGTTAGTTGGTCGTTCCAAAGCATGACGTGCGTTATCCTACCATCGGCATAAGTAGGCCCACTGGTTCTTTTTCCAATTAACCCTGAGCTATCAATTGTCGGGGTTCCGGCGTTCCCGCCTAAAACACAAGCAGTCGCGTTGACATACAGTGCGGTATTGGTTGTATTGACTTGACCTCCGGCGTGAGTAACAACGATAAAAAAGTATGATCCAGTTGAGATGTTTGTGCTGGTATCGTTCGCCCTTATTTGGAAGGATCCTGGAACGTGGAAATTTGGACCAATCACACTTCCATCGTTATAAATTCCAAGATGGATATTACCGACTTCAACAAAAGGCTTATTATCGGCGACCGAGTCGAGGTTTGCCCAAACCGCTATCGAAATCGCCCCGCTTCCAGTAACAACATTCGTAAAAGAAATATTCGATGCGCTTCCGTCAAAATCAGCAGCTGCCTCTGCCATTTAGGCCTCGTCATAAAAAGATAAAGAGTAGTGGACTAAAACAGCTGTGCTTAAACTGATCGTAACGGCGGACGTCGACCGGGTAGCGAAAAGATAAGCTGTCGGCGGAACCGCAAGGTTAGCTCCTGAATTTGCGCCCGATGGAGCCATGAGCGTAACACGCCATTTCTCCTTTGCGTTAGCGAAAGCTCCATCACAAATCAATACCGTTACTTCCGACGATGATGTTGTCGTAAACGAGAACGCGTAAATCTTAGCTTTGTTGCTCGGTGTGTAAATCGATGTCCACGTCGCGGATATGGTCCCTGTGGCCCCGGTAAGGGTCTTTCCAGATTCGTTTGCCTCTACGACTCTCAAAGTCGTCGCCGCTACCGCTCCTGTATTTCCGTCAACTGCAGTTTGACCTGAAATGAGCGTGACCGTGACCCTTGTGGAAGCAAGGGATACCGTTGCAAGCGAAGCCGATGGAGAAAGGTGAGCTGTGACTATTGTTGAAGAAAGAGAAACGGTAGCCAGGGACGCCGAAGGCGATAGATGTGCCGTCACTATGGTCGATGAGAGCGAGGACGTGATCGTATTGTCGACTGTCACTTTTGTCGTCGACAAGGATGCCGTTACCGCCGTGGAGGTGAGTGTTACGTTTAGCCCTGAGCTTTCAATTGTTACTTTCGTCGAAGTCAAAGTAACATTCAAACCAGACGATTCAACAGTAACCTTGGTGTTTGTGAGGGAAACGTTTGCTGGGTTGCCTACTGCGTTGGTTATGGTTGTTGCGGTCGTATTAAGAGTCAACGTTCCGACCGTCATGTTGACTAGAAGATATCCGCTTGAATCGATTACCATAGGAAGAACGCTGTCATCTGCCGTTGAGCCAACTGTCTTGGCATAAAGAGCGCTTACCCATGCGTCTTTTGCGTCACTTATTCTTCTAGGGTCAATGGTTGCCATTAGCTGTATGACCTCGCTGGATTACCACCCGCTCCGTATTTGGCTTTGAGCCAGGCGTCATCAAGAACTTCCTGGTGCAGGCCGGTTTGAGAATCCTCCGCCATTGCTTTCGGCAGAGATATCTTTTCGTATTTTTCAAGAAACGACTGAGCTTTTCTTGCGTCGTTTAGAATATGAAAACAAATCGCCGCGCATAATTTGTCTATGAAGGCCTCTACTGATTTGTGACGCCACAGACCGTACTCAGAATGATCCCTTGTGGCGAGCGTTCCAAGAGTGGCCGTATCTGAAATAATATGACTTCCCTCCTCGCGCCAGATGGCCTCAATGTCGCTCATTTCCCAAATGCGGAGGATATCCGTAGGTCTGGAATAAACATACGCTTCCTCGCTATGAAGCCATTGGACTGTGGTTGTAGCGACAGTGGCAAGCGTTGTCCTTGTGAGCGCGAATGTCCACCGACACTCAGTGAGAAAACTTTTTCGTTCGTTTTCGATTATGGAATTTAATGCTCTTGCATTAACAGAATCTTCTGTCAAGGCTGTGATAGGCGAGGCGCCGCAGAGAACAAGCGCGTGATTGCAAATTCCAACTGTTGTGTATGTAGCCATGAAAACCCCTTAAAAATTTGGGGTCTCTCCCTCCTGTCGCACCACTTAGTGGCAGGTGTCGCCGTCTTTTTACGTATACCGAACTACCGTTTTGATCGTACCGGTGGTCATCGTCCAGTTGTTCAGCTTGATAGCGACTGTAGTTTTAGTTCCAGTCGTAACAAACTGAAACCCTGAATTGACCATAGCGAACACCAGCACACCACTCGTTGGAGTACCGCCAGGTGTACTCCCACCCGGCAAGACGATACTCGTCTTTGTCAGGTTGTGCGTGATGGTCGTTGCTGCCATGATGTCCGAAATGCCGGTAGCCGCCAAGATGTCCGTTGTATCACACACAAAACCAAGGCTGATGGTTCCGCTGGTCTGTGAGGCAGTGGTAAGAATATCCACTGTGATACCCGTGAGCTTCTTGTTTTCCGGAATTTCAGCGATCTGGATGGTCGTCAAGGTGTTCGTGAAAGCTATGGTATAGCTGTCAATCCACACCTTTTCGACTGTTTTGATGTATCCATCCGCGATGATGTTATCTCCAGAACCGCCCGCGTAGTATTTAGTCAAATTCGCGGCCGATGTGGAGATTGTTGAAGAGACGTTAGCCATTGCTTTCTCCTTTTCCCCTATAGGGATTATTCAGACGTGCAGTTGACGAGAACGACACGAGCTTCTTCCAAGCGCACCGCGCCAATGTTCAGCTCGTAGTAGACCTGCCATGAATAGGACAAGTCAGTACGTTCGTCGGTACGGACAAGCGGCTCGGAACCCATTGCCATGCAAAGCGCATAGCGGTTAAAAGCCATGCAGCTTGTCACCGTCCCACTGCTCGACAGGTTTGTCGAAACGATCCACTTAAAGCCCATCCAGGTATCGATTTCGCCGCGGACAAGGGCTTTGACGGCCGCATAGTCCGAAGAAGTCGCCTGGGTGGTATTTAAGAGCTGATCCATCGCGTGAGGGCTTACGGCGAAAAAGCGGTCCTCAGCCTCCACGTCCTCAAGGTCAAGCACTCTCTTCGTATTCCTAACTCTTTGGAATGTAAGAGTGGCTGCCGTACCTTGCGTGGTGATGTTCGGGGTTGGATCAACGTGAGCGGCGATTGACGTTGTTCCAAGCGTGACGTTTGTTGAACCCGTCTCGCCTGATTTGGCAATCGCACTCATTTGATTTGCGATCACCGTATCGATCTGACGTCCAAGAGCAGAAGCCGCGGCGATCGTGTACGCCGAGCGAGGATCCGAAATCATCCTCAACTCATCACCGCGATCCAGCATACGGTTGTCGTGGTAATCGACCAACGTCCCCATCCTTCGACCGAGGTTCGGGTCGTTGTTTGGGGTTTGAACGTTCCTGCCGCCCTTCGTGGACATAGACCATTTTCCGATCTGGTCCTGGAAGAACGTTTTTCCCTTAACGTTCGGCTTGATGTATACGGTAGAGAGTAGCTTTGAATATTTCTGCTGAGCAAGCTGCATAATATTCGCCGCGTACGCTTGTGCGTATACATTGGATTGTGTGTCGGCCATTTTGGCCCCTCCTTTTTTATGGGTACACTTAAAAACCAAACAACCTTTACTACGCTTGGGATTTGAGTGTCCTCTTGAAGGAGGGTCGCCTCTTACGCCTTGATTTGCCGGGGCATGTTAAGCGTATCCGGCCGATCCATAAAACATCAGAGCTTCAGGGCTTTTAGCGTGTCTTGGCTCTGTTTAAAGCGGCTCTTAAGGTGTTAACATAATCGACTGCTCGATCATGGTCCAACTGAAGAGCTTTTGGATTGTTGTACGGATGGTTTAGATCCGAAACAATCAAATCGATTTCCCTTTGGATTTCTTCCGGTGTTTGAGAATGCCGCTGATACCTGAAATCTCCGATCTTGTTTTCAGCAAATTGCTCACCAATCTTAGCCAGGAACTTCACGCCACGCGGGTCTTTGACAAGAACAGCTGTAACGAAGTCATTCATCTCCTGACTATCGGAAAACTTGTTGATGACAAGTTGACCAAGCTCAACCTTCGACTGGTAGGCATCCCCCCACTCCGACCGTAAAAGATTAGTCGCGTTGGTCACTGCATCTTGAGTTTCCTTCACGATATTGGCGTGTTGCTGTTTCACCATTTCGGTGTAGGCGCCCCAAAGCCCTTTGGCTTGGTCTGGTGTGAGGTTAAACTTATGAAGAGCCTCGGCGAATTTGCCCTTGTCGAAGCTCACACCCTTCATGTTTTCGGGTACCTGAACATCAGGCAGACCATACCCTTCCGCTGTATCCGGGATCTTCATGGCTTTTTTAAACAAAACCATCGCCGGGTCATCCGGGCCTTTTGGAATAGGCACCTTGTCATGCCCCATCATCTTTTGAAGTTCAAGATGTGCCTTTACAGCGTCGTTAAATCCATCCTTCGTATCCGCGTACTTCTGCATAGTCGGACTGTTGGCGAAGTCTGGACTGAGTTGATTCTTCCAGCTAAACGCTGGTGGTTCGACTGGTGGTACACTCGGGTCCGGAGTGTCCGATGGCTTCGGGTCTGGAGTATCCGACATTTAGATGTCCTCCCTTTTTACGTATGCGACGATTTGGTCGGGGTTAAGCTCGAGAAGCGTTTTAATCGTCGCAAGAACCTGGCGCTTCCCGTGCTTGATTAAAATGATGTCAGGATTTATTTCGACAAAGTCATACCACCCGCAGATTTCCTCTAAGAATTTCATCACTTCTTTGCCAACTGGCGTATCAAGCGAAGCTCTGAGGTTTGACTGTAAAGCTTTGACTTGTTCTACGTCTTTAAGGTCTGTCATCTTTTAGCTTCTCCGGCCTTTGCAAATGCCGCATCCGCTTGACCCGCATTCTTTGCAATCTCCGACCCCGCGTGAACTTTGGCCAGCTCCTCTTGCTCCGCCGCTTGTTGTGCTCTGCCTTCTCTGATTTGTTTAACCTCGTCGTCGTCACGTAGGACTTTAACCGGAGCTCCTGTGATGGACCAAACCTCTTCGGTCACTTTGTCTGGGTTGATTTTGTCAAGGACCGTTGGGTCAAACTGCGCCATATTTCCAATCATCGTGAGTCCGGTAACAAGAGTGTTTAGCTCAGCCCTTCTTTGGGATTGTGCGAGCATCCCAACAAAATCAATATCGTAGCTAGGATAGATAAGCATCTCAAAAGGAGGATCGGGGAGCCTGCCGCGTCTGGCAAGGATTCCTATTGTCCTGCTGTAAATAGGTGAGATGACCTCAGCGAGATATCGACCGACGGCAGGACCAAGCATGGTCATTTTCTCGTTTATGCGCTCCATGATTTCTGGGTTATTCATGTCCTTCGTGATATTCGAGAAAGCGAGAAACACGTCGTGGTACATGAGAGTTTTGACTTTCATCGAATAATACTCAACGGCCTGGATTCCTAAAGATGGGTCACCGAAATTCCCAAATGCAAAGATGTCTTTTCCGGAATCCATCACTGTCTTTTTATAAGCGTTGATTGCCCTAGGATTCATGTTAAACGGGGAAATAAAAGCGTTGTGAGGCACGGCGATTGGAGGATCTGTATGTTTCATCATGGTGCGGAGATTTGTTTTTGCGATTGTATTCAAAAGCCTGGCAAAAGGTAGCGCCTTCATTGCCGGCGAGAATCCCCATGAGATAAACGGTCTTTTGTCGAATCGATGGGCGAATGCAGGAAACTCGTTATACCCTGATTCGTCTATGATGCTTTTCGCCGCAACATCAATCCAAACGGCCTCAATCGGAAGATTTCTTTTGTCATATTTTCGTACGTCTCTTTTGTAACGTTCTGCTATGAAAAGAAGAAATTTGTGTTTTGTTGAATGGCCTTTGCCTTCTCTTATTTCCTGGCGCATTTCGGTTGACAATCCTTCCTCTCCCCACCGGTCTTTGGCCTGTTCTGCCGTGTATTCAAACTCGATGAAGTAAGCAGAAACGCGACCTCTTGCATCCTCAACAATAACGACCTGCTTGATCGGCATGTTGTAAAACCGGATGTCATTCTCAAGGTCTTCCTCCTCAAAAAGAACGGCTGTCCCGTAAACACCACTTGCCTTGTATGATGGAAACATCTGGTCGTAAAAGTTCGAGCGATTGAGGGCGTAGTTGACTTCTTCCGTTACGTTCTCCAAGAACTTTGCAACTGCCTTATTCATTGCAAGTTCTGGATCTCGGTGGCGGAGCTTCGCCCACTTTGAAGAAGGCGGGGTGAGATAATTCATGAACCCTGATGCAAACACGTCCGCGCATTCCAGGGTTGTTGAATCCCAAAGGAATGAAGGATTAAGCTCGTTCCCTTCGGAGTAGGTTTTATTTACTTCTGAGGATTCGATATAGAAATAGTCGTGGAGAGTCTGCCAGTAGCCTTCAAACTGGCGACGTTTTGAAAGTTCTTCTTCGTAGCGCTTTATTAGCTCGTCGGCGCGTGGTCTTGAAGGGGCCTTGGGCGCGTCTGACTGAACCTGCGGCATAGAATCTCCCAGATATTTCGTAGGGTTAATTCAACCATCACCACAGGCTCACCATTTGAAGGGGTCTGCGCCTGGACTTCTTTTGAAGCATTCTCGCGGACTGATTGCTCAGCCCGCTTTCTCTGGCTGTTTAAATTTAACCGCGAGGCCCAGCCCATCTAAAGCGACCTCACATAATGTGTTTCCATCGGTTTGTATCCTACCCTTTCGTAAAAGCTTTTTATCTTCTCGGTCTTCGAGTTCTCAAGAACAGCCATTATTATAATCTCAGTACCTTGAGATTTCAATATCTTTTCGACTTCTCTAAGTAATCTCACTCCGTTTAGACGGTGAGACTTGTTGACGTACCAAATAACCTCTTGAAAAACCTTTTTTCCATTTGATGGAAATAGGCTTCGGACACCGTATAAAATTCCTTCGCACCTTCCATCTTCAAGCATAAGGAAGGAATTTCCTGGGTCAGCGTTCCTGATTGCATCAGCGAGAACGACTGGCTCTGGAAAACCGGCATATTCACTTACTGCCTCCTCATGGAAATGCTCTACAAGATTTAGGATGTCTTGGAAGTATCTGTCCGAGTATGTTTCTACCCTCATTGTCCAAGGAGCGTCTTTCTGGCAACTTGCGCCTCACCGGCCACACCTAGCGGTGAAGTATAGACCGTCTGAGATAGCGTTGCTTTTTTCCTTCGGACCATCTCGTCAGCTCTTTTCGCTTCCACCTCAGGTGATGGCGGTTGCGGTAAAGGCTGTGGTTCCGGAACCGATATTTTTGGTTGAGCCATCTTTGAAAACGCAGAGCCTGCGCCAACCCCAGCAAGCCCAAGCAAAACAGCCGTAGTCGTTGTTCCTGCCATCAATGCACCCCCGCTATTTTAAATAGATTCTCCTCTTTCGAGTATTGTTGATATTGCTCAGGCTCATATTGCCGGTCCTGCTTTTCTTTCACTTGTCCTATTAAACTCACGGCCATAATCAGCGCGTCCGCACGGTTAGGGGACTTGATGCCATCTCTCCTCATTTTGTCTTTTGAGACAAGAACGCGTCTCTGATTGTGGTCAAACTCGTACTTAATCGTCAAAAGCTCTTCGATGGTTTTCTCGTCTTTGATACAAATATGGCAGGCTCGTATCAAGTCTTTAAGTTTGTAGGCGTTGACAGTTCTTGCATTCCCGAAGTTTTTATTTTCTTGATATGAGATCGCTGGATTCTTGAAACCCACAAAGTAATCAAGCTTTCTACCTTTCGAGAGCGTGTCAAACGGCCCAGCTCCTAAGCCATCCTCGTCAATC